CAAAAAGGAAAATAAATTTGAGTGGGCGGATGAGGGTGTATCAACTCTCGTCCGAGTTATCATACTTGGTTGGTCAGCAGCAATTCTGACCCTTAATTATGTAACTGTTCCTGGTATTCCTCAGAAAAATATTGATCCAACTTTTATCGCCAGTGTCTTTACTGGGACGTTAGCTACTTTTGGTGTCATGCCTTCTAAGAAGAAGGAAGAATCAAAGCAAGCACCTACACTGGAGAAGAAAGATGCAAAAATTGATTAATGGTGTCGCGTTATTATCTGGTCTAGTTTCTTTAGCTGTCTTAGGGGGTGGTGCTTATCTTTACGTTCAAAAGGATACATTAATTGAGCAATCAAGGGAGAGAGTAACTGCTGCTATCACAGAAGCAATTACAGAAGCACTGCCAGGAATGGTAGATGCTGCTATTCCAGGAGTCCCTGAGATGACTGGTCCTGCTATGCCTAGTCCTGTCATGCCATTCTAACCATGAATAAACTTAAGATCGTCGCCGCTTCAGTTGGTGGAGTATTTGTTGTAGCACACATAGGTCTGCTTGGATATGTCTTCAGGCAAGAACCTGAACCTGTGATTCAACCTCCTACATTTAACATTCCTCGTGGTCCTTATTCTTCTTACAGGATTAAGGCAGGCAAGGATGGTTATGAAATTGAATTCCGTGCTGACGATCCTAAGGTTTTAGAATCACAAAGATCATTATCTTCTGATGTTACCAAGAAAGGATTCTTTGGTGGTGGCACAGAGAGTCGCCGTGAATGGCGTACAGATCAGTTCACCCGTGAAGGCACCAGAAATCTGGGAGGTGCAACAGATGAAGAGGGAAAGTTAACTGCGAAAAACGTAGAGTGCATCGTGGCGGACGCTGGAGCACGATCACAAGGTGCGATGGCAGGTAGTGCTATTGCTGCTGGAGTTGCTGTTCCTGCCCTTGCTAGCATCCCCTACGTGGGTTGGTTAGCAGGCGGATGGGCATTGCTTTTAGGACAGAAGGCAGGGTCCAGTCTCGGTTCTACTGTTGGTAGTGTATTTAATGACTGCTGACTGAGAGGTTTCTGAGAATTGTTAAATAACTCTGAATATTATTATAATATTATCATGGCACAATCGACTTATAAAAAGCAAGCAAAGAAAGAAGCGACTGAAACATTTTTCCTATATGTATTCTTTCATTCGATTTGGACAGGAATTTTTAAATTATTTGAAGACTGATGCCTGAGATACCCATCATTACAGGTATTGAAATTAATACTATCCCCACCTATGACTTTAATAATACTTCAACATCACTACCACTAACATCTCCAGTAGTTGTAAATATTGGTGTGCCTGTGGTTAACATTCCAGGATGTGTTGAGGCAACTGAAACTAATAGTGCTAAAAATAATCAATTAAGAGAGGACGATCCTAATGGTGTGGTTACGTTTTGCGATTCTGGTGTTCCCAATTTTAATCCTATTTCTTATGAACCAAACCAGATGATACTGACTGGTCCACCAAAAGTGGATACCAGATCACCAGAACCACCAACACCACCTGAAGTTAAACCACCAAAAACAAAACAACCTGTTGTTAGTGCTGTAGTAGAATGTCCTACACCAGTACAACAGGCACAAGAACCTGTCGGAACATTAGTAGAAGGATTTAGAAAAGAAGTTGTTGGTTATGAACTGATTGATAAGACATGTGTTCAGATAACAGAACCAGTTTCTCTACCTACACAAATACTTGCTGGTCTACCTAGTGGTGGACAGGTAGCACAAGTGGGTGGCATTGCTGTCATCGCTACATCATCAGCACTATTAGCAAAACCGCTGGCAGACATACTATTGAAAGCAGTCATGCCAGCGGTTAAGAAAGTTATGAAAAAGATTGCTACCTTACGTGGTAAGAAACCTCCTATCTTGTCTGTAGGGGAGCGCCTAGCAGAGCAGCGTCAGATGAACCACGCTGTGAAGGAGCTTCGTTCTGTCTTCCCGAGGAGGAAGAAGAAGAAACGCTAGGAATCTCATGATAGTGTGGATGCTTATGTCCTGGTGGATTGTTCACCAACACATCAGCACACACTTTATAGTAAGGACTCTTAGGGTGAAATTGAATTCCCTTTAACTTCAACTCACCACAATTTTTCAAACGAGCTATCTCAAAGTCTAATCTTTTATTGGCAACTAACTGACTAGTCAATTCAATCTGTGTAGTTGCTGCTTGTTTACAGAGATCTTGTAATTTCTTATCGGTAGGTGTGCTCCAGGTCATAGAGAAACCTACACCTAGACTATAGTTATCTTTCTGTCCTGTTCTAGTTTTTTTAGTGAACAAGATGTCACCAGGATTATCTAAGATACCATCTCCAATTGGATTCCCGTCAGAATCGAAGGCACCAAAGTTATCAGTGACATCGTATACTGGATCATCATAATAACCTTCAAAGGGTTTAGAAGCAGAGACACTACCTGTTACATAGGGTGTGAAATTGCGAGTGGGACCTTGACACTGAATCCCCCCTCCATATGTGTTTGTAATGTATGGTCCCTGAAGGACCTGAATAGCTTGGTTTGTAACGGAGCCTGAGCTGTTAGCCACAGGATTAGCAGTAGCAGACACACCACCAACAGTTTCAGCATAAGAAGGATTTGCGAATAATAATGCGATTATTGAGAAAAAATGGAGGTTGTATCGGTGAAACTTTCCACCTCTGTTACTCTTTGGATAATCGTCTGATTGCTCAAACCTGGGCCGCGATAAGTTTCTGTGAACTGAAACGCTGCTCCTGGCACTGTTTGTGTGAATTGAGGTTTGCTTGTTACTCCAGTCCATGATGAAGTCACTCCATTAATAGTTACATTAGTAGCACCTGGTTGTGGTGAGAGGTTTCCAGATGCTGATACACCAGTGCCAGTAGCAGAATACTGATATCCAGTGTTATAGTCCATCGAATTGATGGTCTCAGTTATCTTTTGTGTCGTTTCCGTTCTGCTCGTCATTGATCCCTGGGTGAAATTTGGGACCACAGGGACCGCCATTGCTGGCGATCCAAAAAACAACACCATGAGAAATAATTTCTTCATGATGATTCCTCAGTCAATAACAGTGATCTCAGAAACGAATTGTCCTGTTGCTGTAGTACCAGCACCACCAGCCGTCACAGTTAGAGCACCAGTAGTTGCAATAGTACCAGCTAATGTTCCAGCAGTTCCAGCTGTGTAAGAAGTTACATTACTGAAGTTAGGAACATCTCCTACTGTAGGAGCAGCAGTTGGGATTGCGTCAGCTTGAGTAAAAGAAGTGCTATAAGTAAAAGCATTTCCATCAGTTGCCTGAGTTGCTGAGATAGTTCCAGGAGAATAGATGCCACTAGTGATAGCACCAGAAGAAATAGTTCCTGCTGTAGTGCCATCAGTAGTATTGATACCACTGCCTGAAATACTATAAGAATTGCCCACTCTGGTTGCAGTTGATCTAGCAGCATCAACAGTCAGTTGAACACTGGAAGAGTGTTTTGATACAAGTCCACCTGCTTGAGCAGCTGAGGTGGTCATCAATAACATAACGATAGGAAGGAATTTCTTCATAACGTATAAATTTGGATCTAATATATTTAGTTGGGGTGTCTATGTTCAAAATGGCACACAGCACTTGACACATTTTAAGAATTACTATATACTGTGTAAAGATTCATTACGAAACGTATCATGACTGTAACAACTAACGAGCAAGGACAACAAAACTTGTTTGCTAAAGAACCTTCCATGTATATGACAAAGGAAGACCTTGACAGATATGGTATTGAGCCTTATGCTGAGAAGGCAGAGAAAGCAAATGGTCGCTGGGCAATGCTCGGTATCATTGCTGGTGCTGTATCGTATGCCATTACTGGTAACTTGTTCTTTGGAATTATTTGATGAATCTTACACAAGATGAACTTTGGAATACAATTGACACCCTTGGTTGGGATGTCAGACATGATAACATCGTGATTGAAATTGGTGGCACAGTAGTTTCTGGTATCCACCAAGGTGAGGATTACAACAAAAAGTGGGCAACTCAATACGGGGTGCGTAAATATAATAAGGACGCATTCATTGTCCTTAAAAATCTATCCAGAAATGATGACACTAAGTCTCAACCTATGGATAGAGAACATGAACCACACCATCTAAAAGATGCCAAACCCGAACCAACTGTATAAAGACATGCAGAAACTGGATGACATGTATGAAGAACTTCTATGGCATCCAGATGACGAACTACAATTCACCCACGATGGTGAACGCATCATCATAACAAACACTACATTGGAGAACAAAAAATGAAATTCGGATTCACACCTGAGGCAGAGATCCTCAACTCACGTTTAGCAATGCTTGGTTTCGTCATTGCTGTTGGAACTTACATGACTACGGGGCAGCTAATTCCTGGAGTATGGTAATTTTATAAATAATAACAGGACAACTTACCTGTTATAAATGAATTACCTTGCTAAATCAGACGGAACTATTTGGAGAAAACTAAAATCTGGAAAACTAAATGAAATTAAAGGAGCTATACACCATAGAGGTTATAGAGTTTTTGATCTTTATATTGATGGTAAAAGAAACCATCAAAGTTTTCACAGATTTATAGCAGAACAACTTATTCCAAATCCAGATAATCTCCCAGTCGTAGATCATATCAATAGAAATAAACTTGATAACAGAGTTGAAAATTTGAGGTGGGCTACACGGGAGGACAATTGGTATAATTTTGAGTTGAGTATTGAAAAATGTATTGATACATTAACCCGTGCTGGATACACTATTATCCCGCCTAAATAAAACTGAATATCGTCGCCACTTAAAGAGATCTCTGCCACATAACAGAAGGTCTCTTTTTTATTGTCCGAATTAAAATAAGTAATGATTGATTCACAAATGTTTCATATCTATGAGAAGGGGACTAGCAAACCAGTCAAGGTGTGTATGACAGTTGAGGAACTGGAACAAATGATCGCAAAAAGAGAGGTGGATTGGAAGCACTGGGAGGTAGAAACGTGCTATACTGAGCTCAGTTCGGAAGACCCCTCCTACTAGTTGAGTATAATCACTCATCTTTCAGGGGTTGACGGCAAACCACCAACCTGTTATAATAAATAGGTCAGCAAGTTAAGGAATCAACACATTTCTTAACTGTTCGTAACACTCCTCAAACCAAGACCTATAGGGTGTATAAAAACGTCTTTCATATCCCAGACTTAGGGTGTCTGGGAAATAGTAACTCCACCATTCCCTGATGGTCTTACTTTTTTGTTCAAAACAATGGCTTCAACTCTTTCTAGACAACAATCAACCTCTTCGTGGGAACAATTCTGCGAGTGGGTTACATCTACCAACAATCGTCTCTATGTCGGTTGGTTTGGTGTGCTGATGATCCCAACTCTGTTGGCGGCAACCATCTGTTTCATCGTTGCTTTCGTAGCAGCACCTCCTGTCGATATCGACGGTATCCGCGAACCCGTAGCTGGTTCACTCATGTATGGTAACAACATCATCTCTGGTGCTGTTGTCCCATCCTCCAACGCAATTGGTCTTCACTTCTATCCCATCTGGGAAGCAGCATCTCTTGATGAGTGGCTTTACAATGGTGGTCCTTTCCAACTCGTTGTCTTCCACTTCCTGATCGGTATCTATGCATATATG